CCGGCGCCCTGCCTGCCCGACAGCAGTCGGGGGCACGATGAGCGCCAGCCTGCTCCTGCGCGAGCCGCCGCTCATCGTCCTGCCGTCGCTCGCCCTGGTGATTGGCCTCAACGAGGCGATCGTGCTGCAGCAGATCCACTTCCGGTCGCTCGAAGCGAGCTGCGCGGACGGCTGGGTCCAGCGGCCACGGAAGGCGTGGAAGGCCGAGTTCCCGTTCTGGCACGAGGACACGATCAAGCGGGCGCTGAGCCAGCTCCGAACGCTTGGGCTGGTCGAGGCCGAGGTGGTCGCGACGGCGCAGGGGCGCGAGTCGCGCTACCGGGTCGTCTACGAGCGCGTCGAAGCCCTCGAAGGGGTCGGTGCAAATTGCACCGATGGGTCGGGGCAATCTGCACCGATGGGTCGGGGCAGATCCCGCCGACCCAGAACCTTTAAAGGGGAGAGAACAGCACGAGAGAAGGAGAAGCCTGCTTCGCAGTCTTCTCCGTCGACGGTTCCCGACGAAGATCGCGACGAGCTGCTCGAGAAGCGCCTCCGCGACTCCGTCATCGTCGTGCTCGCCGAGCAGCTCGCCAGAGCGATGCAGGCGAACAACCCGAGGGCCCGCGTCTCGCCGAGATCGAGAGCGTGGCTCGACCCGATCCGGCTGCTGCTCGACCGCGACGGCTACGAGCCGGCGGAGGTCAGAGCGATGATCGGCTGGACGCAGGCCGACGACTTCGAGCGCTCTGTCGTGCTCTCGCCTTCTGCCCTTCGCCGTGGCGTCGATCGCATCGTGGGCAAGATGCAGCGGCAGGGCGTCGCGCCGTTCGCTGCGGCGCGCTCGGCAACGTCTGCTGGCGACCTCGTCGACGCCATGACCGGGGCGGCCGCATGAGCGCCGTGCAGTTGGCGCCGCACAACCTGGAGGCCGAGCAGGCCGTCCTCGGCGCTGTGCTGCTCACCGGCGAGGAGACGCTCGGGCGGCTGCTGCTCGACGTCCGGCTCAGACCCGAGCACTTCTACCGCGAGCAGCACGGGACGATCTACGCGGCGATGGTCGCGATGCACGACGCCGACCGCGCGATCGACGCGCTCACGGTCACCGAGCGCCTCCGCGAGCAGCAGCAGCTCGAAGCCGTGGGTGGGGAGGTCATGGTCGACGTGCTGTCCGGCGCCGCCCCGGCGGCCGGCAACGCAGCGGAGTACGGCCGCGTCGTCGTGCGTCTCGCCCGCTGGCGTCACCGCCTCGTCACGCTCCAGCACGGGCTCGCCGCGGTCGACGCTCGCGACGAAGACGGATTCGAGGCGGTCGAGGCCGCGCTCGCCGCCGGCGACGCTGACGCTGAGCGACGCACGCGCACCGCGGAGGAGATCGGCCACGAGATATTCGACTGGTTCGGGCCGTCCGGCGAGGACGACGCGCTCGCGCTCCCGTTCCCGGTCCTGAACACCGCGCTCGCCGGCGGCCTGCGCCCCGGCGACGTCACCTGGATCGGCGGCTGGACCAGCCACGGCAAGAGCATCCTCGTCGACGGGATCCTCGAGCACGCCGCCGCGGCCGGCGCGCGCTGCCACCTCTACCACAACGAGATGAGCCGCCGCGATCGCGCGCTGCGTCAGGTCGCCGCGCTCTCCGGCGTGCCGTTCCACCTCCTGCTTGCGCGGCAGCTGGGCAAGCAGCAGCTCGACGCGGTCGCGTCGGCCGTCTCGAAGCTGCCGTTCGGCATGACCGACTGCTCCGGCTGGACCGCGGCCGAGCTCAGCCGCCACGTCCGTCGCAACCGGTGGGACCTGGCCGCGATCGACTCGGTCAACCTCGTCCGCAAGCAGCCCGGCCGGCACGGCGTTGACGCGATCGACGAGGTCAGCAGCACGATCAACGCCGCCGCCCGACAGGCCGACTGCCACCTCCTCGGCGTCCTGATGCTCAACCGCGAGCGCCAGCGCGACGGCATCGACCCAGTGCCCGTGCTGCGAGACATCCGCGAGAGCGGACGGCTCGAGTACGACGCCGCCAACGTCCTGTTCGTCCACCGTGAGCAGGAGCCGATCACGATCGGCGGCCAGGAGACCGGCCGCTTCCGTCAGACGCCCGACGGCGTGATCGTGCTCGCGAAGGCCCGCAACGGCGAGCGCGACACCGGCGTGAAGGTCACGCTCAACAGCCGCACCATGCGCTTCGAGCCGCGACTGGAGCGTCCGTGAGACGCGCCGCGCCGCTCGGCGCCGGAGCGAAGTCGCTGGACCGCGGCTCGACGTTCCAGGCCGAGCGCAGACTGCTCGAGCGTCGCAAGCCGCTCGCGGCCGCCTCACCGCGCCGAGCGGCCGATCCGCCGAAGCCGATGCGCCACCGGCCGCGGCGGCGACCGGCGACCGAGCAGGAGATCGCCCGCGACTGGCACGAGCTGGTGTGTCGATCGCGTCGATGCGTGAAGTGCGGCGGTCAAGCCGGCCCGTACGGGCACCACGCGATCCGGAAGGAGTGGATGCGCCGGATGGTCGTGCTTGCGCGGCACATGTGGGATCTGGACCTCGGCGTCCCGGTGTGCGCGCCCTGTCACGACCGTCACGAGACGAAGGTCGACCCGATCACGCGCGCAGAGCTGGCCGCGGCCGGGATCTGGCAGCGCCTCGTTCAGTGGGCTCGGCTGCTCGACGAGCGCTACTTCCCCGGCCACGCGCCGGTCCTGACCAGGTTGGAACGCGACTATCCGATGGAGGCTGCCTGATGCTCGACGTCGATCCGGCCCTGCTCGACCGCGAGCTGCTGCAGCTGCCGCGCGAGATCCGTCGCGTTCTCGATGCGCTCCCCGTCGCGTCCTCGTCGACCGCTGGCGTCACGGCCGACTTCGTCGCCTTCCACCTGGATCAGCCGATCGAGATGGCCCGTGAAGCGCTGTGGGCGCTGCGCGACCAGGGACTCGCGCAGATGGGCTGCGGTGATGACGCCGTCGTGCGTTGGAGCCGGGCATGACGATGAGCGCCACGCCGACCGCCGACCTCCTGGCGCACGCGCGTGAGCGTCGAGTGCCGCTGACGCGCCAGGGCGCGCAGTCGCTCGGGCGTCGCCTCGGCGCTGAGCGCGCTCGCGAGCGCCTCGACTCGATCGGCGCGCTCATCGACCTCGCGTCTGCGTTTGGTCGTCAGCTCAGCGCTCTCTCGGCCGCCCGACGTCTCGACGCGGCAGCCGGTGACTTCGACGATGCCCGCGACCGACTGCTCGACGAGATCGAGGGCACGCGCTCGCGCGCGTTCGATCGCGCTTGGCGCGAGCACGAGCGCGCCTTCTACGACGACGACGCGCACCGTCGCCACGCCGCGTTCCTCGCCGAGCTCGACAGAGGCAGCCTCGGCCACCGCGCCACGCTCCTGCTGCTCGCCGCCGCCGAGGCCGGGCTGACGAGACCATCCGCCGCGGCGCGGCGCGCTCAGCTGTGGGGGCTGTGCGACGTCGAGCTCGCGAGGCGCCATGCGGTCGACGAGCACGCCGGCACGCGCGCCGACGTCATCGCGACGATCGCCGAGGAGACGCCCGACGACCCGATCGAGCGTGCGGCCTTCGCGGCCGCGCACGAGCGCTACCTCGCCCACACCGCCGCCGCGGAAGCCGCCGAGCGCCTCGCGCGCGAGATGGCGGAGCAGCAGCTCCTCGCCGACGACGGTGATCGCGACCTCGCGATCACGGTCAACCGCCTCGCCGACGACGCAGCGTTTCGAGGCGACGTCGAGCGCGTGCTCGCCTCGATCCGCTCGAGACTCGCCGATGCGCTCGCGCGCGACGACGCCGGCGCGTGGCGGCCGGACCCTGAGCGGTTCCACACGCTCGTTGTCCTGCGGGCCGCCGCCGCGGCGCGACAGGCTGCGTAGGCGACGCGTTCTGTCCGGGTTGGTCCCTACCTTGGGTGCCAACGTGCCCCCGGCGCGCTTGTCGTCGTTCTGCGTCCGGGTGCTGTTGGTCTCGTAGGCCCCTCCTCCGAAGGATTCGCCGCATGAGCCGCGGTCACGACCGCGAGCGCGCCGTCGTCGCCTACCTCGGCGACCGCGACTGGCTCGCCTTCCGCGCCCCCGCCAGCCTCGGCGTCGCCGACGTCGTCGCGCTTCGCGACGGCAGCCGCTCGAGACTCGTCGAGGTCAAGAGCACGGCGCAAGGGCCGTACGAGCGCTTCGGTCCCGCCGAGCGCGCGAAGCTCGCTGGTGCTGCTGCGCTCGCTGGAGCGGAGGCATGGCTGGCATGGTGGCCGCCGCGCGGGCAGCTTCGTTGGATCGCGGAGCAGGAGTGGCCCGAGCACCGCTGGCCGGCGCGGGCGCCGGACTCGTCCGGGTGACGCTTGGGGCGCGCACGAGCGCGCCTTCGCGCGTGCGCCTGACTGTGTGTCCGGCCGTGTCTCGCGTCCGCGCGACCGACGCTCGCGCACCGTTCCTGTCCGAGCGACAGGAACAAACCCCCGTAAATACAGGCCGCTCGACCCTCCGTGTGCGGCTTCGTGTGCGCGCACACACCCGCGACCGGGACCACGCACCGATGACCGGGGTCGGCTCCGGCCTTGCACGCACGCTCGGCCGGCACGCGATACGTGGGGGGGTAGGCAGGGATTCGAGTCGTTCGACGAATTGGTCCCATCACCGCCATGCGCAATTTGCCGGTGGTGGGGGCTGTAAAGACACTGGGCGGGGATGCTGTCGGGTCGTTCCAGGGTGGTCTAGTTGGCAGGACGCGGCGCTCTGGACGCCGTAGCGGAGGTTCGAGTCCTCCCCCTGGATTTCGCTGGCCAGCAGGAAGACCTCGGGGCGCCTACGGCGCGTTTCGGGCCAGCCGCGTTGAACTGCCGCACGGGCGGTGGGCGCGGCGGAGCGATCCGTTCCCGTCGAGCGGGTTGCGCTGAGCCAGCGATCCTTCTCGCGTCGGCGTGGGCCTCTGGCCTTCAGCCGGTGCGAGCGGGTCCTCTCGGGTTGTCCGCCGTCTCCTATCGCGATCGACGCGGCAGGCTCAGCGGGCGGCGGCGCCCGGGTGGGCCCGGTGTCACTCATCGGTCGGGCGTGTGCCCGGCCTCGACTTCAATCGGGAACGGAGGCCGTCATGGCTCGGACTTGGCCCGGCGGTGACGCCTCGACGCGCATCGCGAACCAGAGCGTGAGTTGGGCGAACAGCGACCTGGCCGCGACCGAGAAGCTGATCGACCTCGGCTCGCCGGATGCCGTCTCCCGACAGCCGTCTCCCGGCTTGCTCGTCATCGTGCGCAACCCCTCGACCGAGACCGACCTCGCCGGAGAGGTTCGCGTCAGATACGACGATGGCGGCACGACCCGCTACGCGACGCTGGGCACGTTCACTGCCACCAGAGCGAACGGTGACGGTCAGGCGTTCCTGATCGACGGCGGTCTGCTCGCCGCCGGCGGCCAGGTCTCGCTCAAGAACGCCGCCCAGGTCGGCGGTTCCGGCGCCTTTTCCGCTCGCGTCGTCGTCTACGCCTTCTGAGTCAGATGTTTCTGCTCGGGACCGAGGGCCAGTCGGGCTGGCCCGCGATCATCCCCACCGCGTACGCCGCGTTCCCGTTCCGCTGTGCGCGACTCTCGGATGCGTGGCCGGTCGGCGATGCGGTCGCCGCGCACGGAAGACTCGGCGTAGACGTGCACCTACTCGTCGAGGACTGGACGACGGCCCCCGCGACGATCGTCGCAACGCTCCAGAGATACCCGACGCTCACGAACGTCGAGCTGGGCAACGAGGACAGCTACAGCTACAAGAACGGCAACAACACCACGACGCTGAGAACGAAGGCCGGCAACTACGCCAGAGCCATCGCCGCGCTGCGCTCGGCGCTGGACGCTGTCGGCCTGACCAGAGTCGGGATCATCGCCCAGAACGACTACGCGCTCTGGGCCGGGTCAACGTGGGTCGACGCGATGTACGCCGCGGTGCCGAACCTGCACAGCTACGTGCGGGCATGGTGCTGCCATCCCTACTTCGCGCACGAGGAAGTCGACCGGATCCAGACGGGGATCTCGCAGGCCTCCGCACACGGCTGCCCAACGAACTTCCCGTACTGGCTGACGGAGTTCGGGGTGTCGACCTCAGGCGGAACGGCCTTCACGAACTCCGACGGCAACTACGGCCGCGCGGTCAACCTCACCTACGCGCAGGCGGCCGCCGACGCGACGAAGGTCATCGAGCGGATCGCCGAGGAATGCCCCTCGGTTGAGCGGCTGTTCTGGTTCGGGATGATCGACGCGGGCACCGATCCCACAGACCGCGAGCAGAACTTCGGCTACCTGCTGCGCGACACGACCACGAAGCCGGCGATCGGCGCTGCGCTCACCGCGCTGCTCGCCTACGTGCCGACTCAGCGCGTCGAGGTGCGGGGCCAGATTGCATCCGGCGGCTCGACCGGCACGACCCTCGCCGCGTCGCAGCCGGCCGAGACGAGAGCCGGCGACGCGCTGCTGTGTGGCGTGTACGTCACTGGTGCCGACGTCGACATCCAGATGGCCGGCTGGACGGAGCGCAGAGACCTGTTCTCGAGCTTCAACTTCGCCGTCTTCGAGCGTGTCGCAGCGGTCGACGGCGCGGCGACGCACACGATCACGTGGGGCGGCGCGAGCCGCTACCGCGCCGCGACGATCGTCGCGCTCGTCGGCTCAACCGTGAACACGAGCAGAATCGTCGACGCCGAAGGCGACGTCGCCTCGGCCGCATCGAGAACCGTCACCGGACCGAGACTCACGTCGACCGTCGATCGCGCTCGCGCGTTGTGGTGGGCGGTCACCGATGCCCCGAGCGTCATCACCCCGCCGGCCGACATGCCGACAATCCTCGACGGTTCCTCGACGGGCGCGCCGACTGCTGGCTGGGCCGAAGACCCGATCGCCGTGGCAGGCACGACTACCGCTGCCCTGACCGGCTCGCAGACCGTCAGCACCGCGGTCATCGTCGCCGCCCAGGCGATCAGTCCGGCCCTGCCGATCGTCGCGTCGTCTCCGCGTCGTCCCGTCCGTCTTCCCGCGCGACGGCCGGCGCGCATCCCGGTCCGCGGCTGATGGCGACCCCGATCGTGAACTTCCGACTGCCGCTGGTGCTGCTCGAGCGGATCGACGCTGCGCGCGGCGAAGAGTCGCGCACCGCGTGGCTGATCCGCGCCGCCGAAGCGCAGCTCGCGTCGACCGCCGAGGAGAAGGCGGGGGTGCCCCCGCGGTGAAGCTCCGGATCAACCTTGAGCGCCTCGCGGCGCTCCCGGCCGCCGAGCAGGCTCGAGTCCGCGCCGAGCTGCTGGAACTTGAAGCGCTGCGGAGAGCGAACCCGCTCGCGTTCTACGAGCCACACGCCAAGCAGCGCGTGTTCCACGCCGGCCGCGACCCGCTCAAGGCGTTCCTGGGCGGCAACCGCAGCGGCAAGACGACCGCGGGGATCGTGGACGACCTGATCCAGACGCTCGATCCCGACGTCGTCCCCGAGCACCTGCTGCCGTACAAGCACTTCCAGCCGCCGTTCTACTGCCGCATCATCATCCCGGACCTCACGAACACGCTCGACAAGGTCGTGCTGCAGAAGGTCCGCGAGTGGGCGCCTCCGGCGCAGCTCGCCGGCGGCACGCTCGATAGAGCGTGGAGCGAGAAGCAGCGGGTGCTGACGTTCGCGAACGGCTCGTGGTGGCAGTTCTTCAGCAACGACCAGGATCTCGACAAGTTCGGCGGCGCGGCTCTGCATCGCGTCCACTACGACGAGGAGCCGCGCGAGGACATCCGCAAGGAGTCCCTCATGCGCCTGATCGACTACGGCGGCGACGAGGTGTTCACCATGACGCCGCTGCTGGGCATGTCGTGGATGTTCGTCGATATCTACGAGCCGTGGACCGAGGGGCGTCTGACCGACGCGACGATCGTTCTCGTCGACATGGACGAGAACCCCCACCTCGACGCGAAGACGAAAGAGCGCGCGCTCGCCGGCCTCTCGCACGAGGAGCGCGCCGCACGTAAGAGCGGCCGCTTCGTCCACTTCGCCGGTCTGATCTATGACACCTTCGATGTCGCGCGTCACGTCCACCCGGAGCTGGACGAGGTCCCGAGAGATGCGCCGCTTGTCCTCCTCGGGGGCATCGACAACGGCATCCGCCACATGGCGGCCGTGCTGCTGACCTTCCTCGACGCCGACGACGTGTTGTGGGTCTTCGACGAGCTGCCGCTCCAGGGCCTCACTGTCTCCGCCGTCGCCGAGCAGTTCCTCGACCGTTGCGCACGATGGGGAATCAGGACCCGATTCAACATAATCGACCCCGCGTCACGGCGGACCGAGGAGCAGACCGGAAGATCGATCCGCGACGCATACCGCGCAGCGGGCGTCAGCACGCTGCTGGGCGTGAACGATCGGCTCGCCGGCATCAACGCGGTGAAGGAGCGGTTGGAGGGCGACCGGCTGCGCGTGACGGCGAACTGCACGGAGCTGATCCGCGAGTTCAAGCGCTACCGGTGGGCAAGACAGGCCGCTGGCGAGAACGAAGCGAAGGAAACCCCGGTCCGCAGAGACGACCATCTCCTCGACGCGCTGCGGTACATCTGCATGTCGCCGACGGTGCGCCCGAAGCGTCCCTCGCTGACGCCGTCGCAGACGCTGCAAGATCGCATCCTGCGCGCGAACCTTGAACGGTTGAACGGCACGGCCGCGCCCGAGCATCCGCTCGGCGGCGGCATCTTCGCCTAGATCTGGCCGGGCCTCGTGCCCGACTCGGGTGGTCAGCGCAGCATGGTGCGCCCTGCGGGGTGTGGGTGCTGTGAGCACCACCTTCCGGCGTGAAGTGCGCTGATAGCGCCGGAGTCAACGCGGTGTAGTGGAACAGCGACCACGCCGGCTTCATGGGCCGGAGAACCCGGGGCCGCACCGGGCGCCGCCATCCGCCGGGCTCTCCCCGGCAACGCACTGCCCCTCGGGCGTCCGCCCGACGACGCCGCAGCCACCACGCCGGATCGTCGTCGCGAGCGCGCTCAGCGCCGAGGCGACGCCCGAAGGGCAGACCACACCAACCGAGGAGTTGCCGCA